ATAGGTATACTGCGCTAGTAAATACTGAGGTACAAACCTACGTACAAAACTTTCAAAACAATGCTCAGAAGTTTCAAAACGCACAGGTACAGCAAGCGAAGTTACAAGTTGATTATGACAAAGGTATGCAATTGTTAAGGAGTGCATAATGGCAAAAACTTTAGTAACCCTCAATACTTCTCCTTCGTTTACGCTAGTTAACTTAAATACATCCCCTAGCTCTACGCTAGTAACTCTTAATACTTCTCCTTCATTTGCACTAACAGGTTCGTGGGCGGTTGCCTCTGATAACTGGGAAGATGAATCAAGAACGTGGAAGCAAATAGGAATGCTTGGAAAGGATTCTGACTAATGGCAGTACATAGTTTAACAGTAAAAAAAATTATATCAAGAATAAGACAGGCTTTTCCTGATGCCCCAGAAGCTTACATTATGAATTTGATTAATGAAGCTATGGTAGAAATGGGAAAGTATAATACAAAAGTAGAGTATGCAAAAGCCACTACAGTAGCAGACCAACAGTGGTATACTTTAAGCGATGCAAATGCTGGGGTAGAAATAAATAAAGTATTTAGAGTGGATTTTATGGATTCAGATGGAACTTACGTTAAGATACCCAGACTTTTAGATAACGAAATACCAACAATGGACATTGACTAATGGCAAGTACATACAACTATCCAGAAGATTATATAGCATGGTTTATCAAAGGAAACCATTTAGCTTTAGTAACAACCAAAAGTGAGACAAGTGGGACTTATCATCGCAAGTATGGACAATATAAACCAATTGATGAAGCGGTTACAAACGGTTTACTTATCCATTATTATGCAGAACCTAATGCTGTTACAGCTATTACAGATACCCCTGACGTGGACAATGTGTTTCACACTGCTATCATTGATTATGTAAAGGCAAGATTATACCAAGACAAAGCAGGTAGGACCAGTGACGGAGGAGTAGCAGGGGTAAGTTTGAATTTAGCACAGGTACACGAGAACAAATATTATGAATCCGTAAAAAGAAACGGTATGCAAAAAAGAGATAAAACAGGCGGACCACGAAGAGTCTTGATGCCTAACTTTACATAACATAGGAAAAGATTATGGCAGATTTAAGAAAATTTCAAACAGATGAACTTTTAAATAAAGTTTTAAACTCTGGTGAGGATGCTTTAAAGGTTGACGTTGACAACGTAACATTGACCACAGAAGGTGGAGATGTAGCGATAGACGTTGCTTTAGATAAGGCTAACGACAGTGTAACTGTTTATGCTAATACAGCTGCAGATGGCTCAGGAACAAGTACCGTTCCTTTAGTTGATTCAGATGGACATTTACAAGTAGATGCAGTTTCTACTGCTTTACCTAGTGGAGCAGCTACTGAAGCAAAACAAGATGTTATTGAAACTACCCTTACTGCGATAGAAACAGACGCAGCTGCTATTGAAGTCTTATTGACAGCCGCTAACGTAGACCACGCAGCCAACGAGGTACTACTTACAGGTATAGACGCAGACACAAACGCAATCAAAATTGATATGGCTGCTATTGAAGTATTGCTTACAGCTGCCAATGTTGACCATGCAGCTAACGAAACTTTATTAACAGGAATTGACGCAGATACAGATGCTATAAAAACAGACATGGCAGCTATAGAGGTATTGTTAACCGCAGCTAATGTAGACCATGCGGCAAACGAAGCTCTACTTACTACTATTGATTCTGATACTAACGATATTAAAACTGCAACAGAATCGTCAAACACTCACTTAGGAAACATGTTTTACGATACAGCTCTTGCTGTTACTCCTCACGATACCAATGATTTAAGTGGAGAACCGTACTTTGCTGTTTGGGTTGGCACTGGTGGGAATTTAAAAGTAGATATGTCAAGCGGTACTGGTACTGTAACATTAAATAATTGT